AATGTTTACAAATTCAATAGAATTGATGCAGTGAGCAGAATCATTTGTGATCTCTTCAATTAGATCATCTTCATCATCTGCTTCCCAAATTTCACCAACATAATTCTCAGCAAGTTCTTCACTTGTGATCACATTGACAGAAGGATCATAAATGCTGTCATCAACATCAAACTCAATTTTTGTGATTCGGAATTGCATTTTTCTGATGGAAAGTTTGCGAAGTTGTGTTAGTGTGTCAGCGAACATAGAGATAACCACCTGCCCAATCTGCACGGGCAAAGCATTGCTCACGCGATGCAATCTCCAACAAACGATAGCGAACGATCTTTGCAGGTGCTTTGAATGATGCAGGTTTGTAAACTTCGCCAGTCTTTTTATCAACGAAAGCATGGACTGAGCGAGAACCACCATTAGTCTCCATGATCACTTTGTGATACTTACGACCCTCTTCAATGTAGAACTTGTATGGATCAGATTCGGGATGATGTGTCTTGAAATCAAGTTCAAGTGCATCACATAGCATCAATGTAAACTTACGCACGTTAAGTTGAATCGTGTTTCGTGCATCTTGAGTGGCAGCGAAGTTAGCAAATTCAGTCGTCATGGTGTGTGTTCCTTTGACTTTTTAATAATACACGAAAACGGAGACCCTACAAGCAGGTGTGTGCAACTAGATCAACTGGCACAGGCAAACCTACCATTGTTGAAGTTTGCATGAGAGAATTGCTCTCGGTTGACATACTTAAACATACCAAACTCATTGGTCTTGACATAGCCTTCGCCACCACATTGTTGACGACCGATATATGCTTTCGGTCCATTATTCCGCATCAGGAACAACATGTCATCTTTGATTGACTTGACAAGTGACCACAAACGCAATACATTCACGTCGATGTCATTAGCAAACGCCAGTGCATCTAGGGTCAAGTCATCAATAACGAGACCAGCACGAATGACACTATTAAGTTGTTGCTGAACCTGCTGTGATTGCTTGTCACTCATAAACTCACACATACACGACATTTGCTTGGCAAATGCAACAACCTCATCGAAATCTTCATCAACTTGCCAACATTCAGGTTGCACGAACTTACAAGTCTCAGTATCATCGAAGATCTCCATATCTACCATGTCATTGATAGTATATGCGTCCTTCAATTCACCATCAGTTGCATACAAAGTATGAGGAGCAATAATGATATTTTGTTCGATTATTTCATCAAAGATGTAAGTAATCGTATTGGGGCAAAAAGTATCGTCATCACCAAACCCAATAAAATCACCTTGAATAATCCCGTCGAAACTAGGAAGGCAATCAAAACAATGGTGTAGTATGTTAGCAACAACCCCAGAATGATTGCGATCAATGTCATCATGCGTTTCATTGATTTTGATCTTTACTTTGTTGAAGACAGATTTTGTACCGACAAAGAAATTGCCAGTCGCAGGATTGGTGCCCCAAACAATAGCAGGAGCGCCATCAATTTTTACAGAAAGATCACCCTCAGCGAGCAACCAATCAAGCGCAGTGAGATCACCCGTCAGGATAGAATCTTCAGGGTGTTGGAGGTGTGTGTTTTTCATGTCCTTAAGATAGGGCATCCATCAGCGGATTGCAAGCGGTTGTGTCCTGTTCACGAACTGTCACAGGCAGGTGATTCCATATCGATTTTTCTATAATATCAAACCGAAGATTAAGTGCTCCATTTGTAGATTTGAACGACACTTCTTCCCAGTTGATCTCACTCATCACAGAATCCATGATCTGTTTATCAATTAGTGACACAATTCCATATCCACGGCGATGTGGAAGATCCTCAAAATGTGTTTTGACTTCCATCTCCTTGAAACATGTGCTTGGTAAGTAATAATCACAAGAATAGAGCTGTTTTTGATTGCGGGTAGACCCTGGGGTGCCTCCATCGCTCAAACTATAGATTTTTATGATGTTGTTAAGATTGATTCGTTCTTCTGTGCTCTTATGCAACTTAGACCAGATCTGGAAGACACAATTAACTTCAACATCTGCACCACCAGGATAATAGAAACTACTATCAATAACCTCACTATGAATGAGATTATATCCTTTCACTCTCGATTTGCAACTACCCTTGCCATTGCTATCAAACAACTGCGGTACAATAAAACACACAAAGTCTGCAAACTCTAGTGAATGATTGATAAATTTCAGGGCAAGATTACCTCTCAATCCAAATGGAGGATTGCCAATGATTATGTTCTTTTCGGTATCAGGTTGCCATTGCAAAAAATCTGCTTGAATGACATCTTCGCATTGTGGTTCAATATCTACACCAGTCCTACGATCTTCAGGCATTAGTGTGTAGAATGATCCATCACCTGCTGATGGTTCAATGTAATGATATTCATGAAGATCTATGCCGAGTGATGTTAGAATCTCATGGCATTTGTCATAACAATACTTGGCTGTCTCTTTATTTGTGAAAAATTGATCTTTTTCTTTTTCTGTATGTTTGCTGTAATCTATCTCAATGCCTGAAATTCTACACAGATCAAAGTAATATGATCCAGGCACATCTTTCTTCTCTACCCATCTCTTTACTGTACCAATATGCAAACCAAGTTCATTAGCAATGTGCTTGATCGTGTGAGTTTTGTTGATAGTTTCAAAAAATGAGTAGATATTATTCATGCAAGTTTTTTGAGGAGGAAGAGAGCAAGAAGTTCATCACAAGGGTTATTGAAATCATACTCGAATGTGACGCCTGCGTCAATACCATTGCGGATTGATTTCATGCTAAAATCAACCTTTGCTTTGCCTTCTTCGTTCTTACGTTGGTGTCCCTTCTTGCCAAAGATAGAGAGATCGAGATTGTTATCTTTCACTACTTCATCATAATCAACGATGGTGACAAACATAATATCATTGCGATCATAGTCAATGAAAACCAGCTTATCCCACTTATTGTCAGAGAAGTAAACATTTTCATGCTGCCAACCGATTGGTTTACCGTTAGCAACAGTGCGACCAGATGTTTTTACTTCAACACGACGTTTTTTGCCATTGTGAAGAAACCAGAACAAATCATAAACTCCATCATCATTAGCAGTATTAGAGTCTGCATCCCATTGAACTGGAATGTCGGTCAAATCTTTGATAAGTTTGAATAAAAGTTCTTCACCAAACTTACCTTTGTAGTCAGTAGAAAAATGAGTTACACTTTCAAACAAAGACCCCGCCCAATAAGATGCCTGCTGACGGTAGTCCTCGATCAAGTTGGTGACAAGGGATCGCATGACGCTTTGCTTTGACTCTTTAATAATACATGAAAACCATCTCCCATGGGAGAACAGTGGACACTTCAATCAACTGTCACACAGGCAACCGTGCTACCGATCTTTTCTTTCTATACTTTTCTATGAAATTACGAGCACTAATTGAGTTTCTGCATTTTTTTAATGGTTTTCCCTGGTGGATGACCATCAGACCCTTACCGCAAGGGACAGCAGCATAAAATGAATTTATATCATTCCAGTCCCCAACAATGAACCCTAATGGGCCACATTTAGGGTCAAGGATATTACTGTTAGTTGGTTGCTGATTATTCATCGACGAATCTCACTGATAGCGGGTTGACCTTGATTGAAGACGACATCAACAACTGCCTGAACTTTCTTGGCAGTGCTGATACCAACCGTGTCATAAGTAGGGATGCAAACAAGACCGAAAGTCTTCTCAGTGCTACCCAAACGAATCACACGACCGATGGACTGACTGATACCAATGTAGTCCATGTTACGCATAAAGATAACTGCCTCAAGTCCACTGACGTTGATACCTTCACTGAGGATACTGTGGTGGATAACAACAAACTTTTTCTCAGGATCTTTGCCCCAAGTATTCAGCGTGTTGAAGAACTCATCACGATTGACTTTCTTGCCATCGATGATTGCACCTGTCTTCGATGTAATCGTCATCCAAGAATAGCCACGCTCTGCAAGTTGCATACAAAAATCAGACTGAGACAAAAGACCCATAATCTGCTTTGTGGTGCGAGCACAAATCAAAGTCTTGTCGATGTTGTTGTCATCAATAGTTTCCAGAAGATTGTCACAATCCTCTGCATACATCACCTTGCGACCCTTGATAATATCAAGTTTCTTAACTACAACTTTGGGAGGAAGAATGTAACCACCTTCGACCAACTCAGGAGCAGGAACATTGACAAGAACCTGACCATAAACACTCCAATTCATGCCTGGTTTTTTAAGTGTAAGGCTATGCTTAGGAGTAGCAGTATAGAAGTAGCAACGATCAGCATTTTCTGCAAAGAACTCAGTGGCAGGGAAAAAGTTACGCTGCACACTGTTGTGTGCCTCGTCAAAGTAAATAGTATTTACCTCAATATCTGCCTCCATCACACGATGAAGCGAGTGATATGTGGTAAAGATGATAACATTCTCACCCATAGTACGAGCACAACTAGCATAAAGATGAATCTTTTCTGCTTTGGTAGTGCTAGTGAAGTGCGTTTCTCCACTATGAACGTGCATCACATGCAGGTAAGGATCGCTGTTGTTAGGATCAATAACCTCCATAAATTCGCTACACAGTTGTTCTGCCAGCAGAATACGCGGAGCAACAACAACTGTGGTGGTGCCATTGTTGATAGCATCATGACGACGCTGAGTATCAACAATCATCGTCAAAGTCTTGCCACCACCAGT